GCACGGCGGCGAGATATTGCGTGGGTCAGTAATTACAGCAAGGCCAGTGATCGCGCCAAGTGTGGCTGCAAGGTTGTCAAGCGTGACGTTAAAAAGATCGGTGTAGGCAACTGGTGTGGGCATTAGGCAACCTGTGCGCGGTTGACACCTAGCAATTGTTTGATCATTGGGCTAAGGCCGTTAGAGCCACCAGAGACCATGCCATCCATCATCGCATAGTCCGACACCGATCCCCTTTGGCGATACAAGAAACCGCCATATGCGCGCGTGCCGAGACCTACAGATGTTGATGGCAACACTGTTAACGAGTCTTTGTAGCCAGCCTCTTGCCGTCTGAGGTGGCAAAATGCTGACGCGGCTGCCGCACACAATGTAAGAAACGTGGCATCAGCGGCCGTTGCTGTGCCTATTCCAAGCCAATCCTCGACATCGCTTGCTGACACCCAAGTGCAAACTTGTGTATAAGTAAGCGTGCCAGTGGTGGTTGCTACGCGCTCAACATCATCACCAGTGCACCGGTACATAACCTGATTAGGGAGCGCCACATTGGTGTCGTACATCGGGAAACCTTGCGAGTCAATCCCAATGTATAAATACTGTGGCAAGTTTTGCACCACAAACGTGCCGTTAAACGGTACGGCAACTGATGCGATAGTGACACTCTCACCAATAGCGATCTCTGTTGGCTCAAGTGTTTGCACTACCGCATAGTTGTCTAGCAACTGTTTACTGATAACTGTGTAAGTACTCATGGCGGTAAAGCCGCCTCTCGTTTACAGGTTGGTTACGTCAATGTTGCGGATGAGATCGGTGATCGCACCAAATGTCGCAAAATATCCATAATAACTGAACGTCCGCGAAATCGTAGTAGGCGAGTCAACTGACATCATGCCACGCATATTTTCGTAGCACTCGAAAGCGCGTGATGCGTTAGCAACAATGAGAGTGTTTTCATCAAGCGCGTCAAACTGGCTGTCAACAACAATGTTGAGACCCATTGGGTTTTGACCAGACCACGATGCAGCATTACCTGCACCGAGTGTGTTCATGCCGAGCAAGCCCGGTGCACCAATCGCTGGAAACACTGGACGGTTCTGATCGTCAACCAACTGGCCGAGCAACTGCCACACCTTTACGGATGTGTACATCGTGTCAACAAAAAAGTTTGTGCCAACTGATGCGTCATACGCTGCGGTGTAAATTGCTGTCAACAAGTTTTCTGGGCTTGTGCCATCCCATGTGCCTGAGTTGATTGATGCTTGGCGCAATTGATCGCAAGCATAATTGTCGGTTGCCAACATATATTGGCCCATCAAATCATTGAGGATTAATCCCATTGCTGCGGGATCGGTCATGTCAATGAGTTGCATTGACATTTCTGCCGAGCCAGCAAAAGTTTTGCGCGCGACTTGGTTTGCATCAATCACCATTGTTGTTGCTGACACTGCCGAGTTTTGTGTTGCTTGCTCTGCGGCTGATGTGTGCGTGCCGATGGTTGGTCGGATAAATGACGTGCCGTTGCCGTTAGGCAAAGCGCGTGCACCAAATGATGTGACTACAGGTCTGATGTAATTTAGGTTTTGTACCAGCGGTGCCAAAACGGGATTTGGCAAGAGGCCGGGCGTGTCGGTCGTTGCTGTGTCACCTGCTGCTGCTTGCAACGCGGTCTGATCTTTTTTGACTGCTGCCTTGTAAGCCAAGTTGACTTTTGCAAAAGTGTCTCCGCCGATATGCATGGCGGCCATGTATTCGCCCGGTGTTGGCATTGCAAATGTGCGTGCTGGCTCAGCCCACAATGACTGTGATGCTGGTGCTGCCTCGACTGCTGGTGCTGATGTATCGCTCATGGGTTCTGTCTCCTCTGTGGGTTCTGTTTCTATAGTACTTATTTCTGGCTCATCTTGTGGGATACTCGCCGCTACCTCTGTGATCAGCGCGCCAGCAAATGCGCCCTCGCTGACAGTAGAGATTTCTGACCACTTGCACTCCTCGATCACCATGATCTGCTGATCGTTAAAATGCCACTTTGTAGGTGTCACACCAACGGAAACGCCATCAATAATGCCCATACCGCACAACGTCAAAATCTCGTTACCTAGCAAAGTTGGTGCAATCTTGGCGCTGAATAGCATCCCCTGATCGCTGTCCACACGTTGGTTGACAATGCCAATGATTTGCTCGGCGTTGTGTTGGTTAAACAGTTTTGGGTTACGGCCAGTAGTTGGTAGCGAGCCGGGCAAAAACATTACTTGCGTGCCGTCTGCAACGGTGGCTGGCGTGTTGTAAGTGACCGCGATGCCACTAATGGTGCGTGATGGTGCGCCGTCTGGTGCGGCTGCATCAACTGTAAATGGGCTGGCCTCAAGTCTGATCATGTTGGTGATATTACTCCCGGTGCAGGTCTAGGTGTTGGATTGGTCATCATTTCGTTTTCTTTGTCTGCTATCTCTACATATTCGCCACTCAAATAATCCTCAACATCAAACTCAACATATTGATTTTCTGGCAAACACATTGAGAGCGCTGATGCAATTGCGTCTGCAAAGGGTCGAGCGCCGAACGTCCAAAGCACATTTCTGGCCTCCAACGCTGAGACGTAGGAATACGAACCGACAGATGCGCCCAACAAATATGGTGGCACACCGCACAAATTAGCGCACTCTTTTAACTGAAACTCTGAGGCATCAATCAAAAGCATTTTGTCTGGTGAGGTTTGTGTCTCTATGTAATGCACCTCTGGTGAGAGCGCTGCCGTTTGATTGGTTGATCGAGCCGCATTAAAAGAGGCTGCAAGATCGGCCAATTCAGTTGAGGATAAAGGCTCAGAGCCAGCCTGCACCTGCAACACGCCTGCTGGAATTGCACTAGATGCGTTACGGTGACGTGCAGCCTCAAGTTTGCGAGTAGTCGCAATCGTTTGCTCACTTGAGTAAACAATCCCCTGTATGCCACTAAGGATTTGCACAACATCTTGAGACCTAAGTTGTGCACCCTGAAACATCACTTGTTTGGATGGTGCAAAAAAAACTGGGCCTTGCTGATCAAGTGTGGTCACCATTGCAATCGGGATGCGCGTAAAGGTTTTTGGCAGCCCGTCAGGGTAACGCGACTCAATGTAAAGCATGGCTCGCCCAAAATAAAATAGGTCATCAACCAACCAACTAAAGCAAAAGTTGTTACTGGCGGCAGGGTCTAATTGGCGTAGCCAACTGCGCGGTGCTTGAGGGATTTTCTCCATCTCTGTGCCGTTCCACATTTCTGTGTATTGGCGCAATTTCATGCAACCAATTGTTGATGCAATCAAGTCTCTTGATCGGCTGATCGCTGGTACAGACTGTGCAGCGTTTCTTGCCGGGCCCTCAAAATAACTGTAGTACTGGCCAATCATATTTGCGCCGGCATTGCCACCAGCAAACGAACCCATAGCGGCTGCACCAATAGTTGGTGGCGGTGAGATCGCCGCTTTAGTTTTAGAGAATATGGCCATGCTCTTAGTGTGTCACAATCTGCCTTGTTGGTGGTGGCATCGGCCCGGTATGCGATGCGGTATCCCGACGATAAGCAAGCATCAGGCCGATGCCATATCACACATTAGAGGCTAAACGCTGATGATCGTGGGCTTGTTTGCAAAGATAGGTTTTGAGGCAAGTGCGACAGCAAACACCATTGCTCGACACGCTGAGATATCGCCCGGTGATCTGGTGCTCGACAACGTGAGCACACCGTTGTGCTTGATTGCTACAGCGCGCTCTACCTGATCTATCAATTGCGCTTGCCCTGCGTGCGTGATGCGTTTCTCTGTAATCAATGCCCTGACCGCGCCTGTCCACTTGACTACCTCACGATGACCAACCACCGTTTTGCGGTGCGCGTAAATCGGTGGACAATGCAAATCTATTGACGGCACTAACGCCAGTTTTAGCATTGGTGATTGCTCAATCTCGGCTGCGACATATTCCCACATCTCTCTAATGGTGTCTGCCACGAACACAATGCGGCAACGTGTGTAGAGGCCGTCTTGTACGGCGCGCACACC